TCTGTTTGAGAGCCGAGAAAAGTAGAAATCATTCTTGTATAATTAAATGTTGAATTAAAAATTGTCATTTCAAAACTAACGTGCTCATTAGCAGCATTTCCATTATTGTCTGAGTTATCAAGTTGCCAAACAGAACTTGAGGCATCATTTACTCCTGTGACACTATCATCAAGAGTGCCAATACTATCAAATAAATAGTTTGATCCTGTATCTAAATTTGTTCCATCATTTGAAACTCTTATATAAGTAACTCTATTATCGTTTTCGTATGCTACGTTTCCTATAAATTTATAGGTCTTATAAGTGCTATCAAAAGTAACATCTGCATCTGAATTTAAAAATTGTATTGGTTTTGTATTACTTGCTAAAGTTATAGTTTTAATATGAACTAAATTTCCAAAATTACCAGAGGGAGTTACACCACTTCCTAAAGCAACTGTCTCACCAGATGCACCAATAGTAATTGTACCACTGCCTTGTGAAGATTGTTGTTTAATATTATCTACAAATATTGTTCCCATTATACTACCGTCAATGTCCCGTTAACTGTTACTGTGCCTGTGTTACCAACAGTTTGTGAAAGTGTAAAATTTGTTTCTGAATTATCACCACTGAACTGCGAAGAGTTCATGGTAAGTAAATTTCCTTTTGGTGCGTTTCCTAAATAGGCCATGAATCTCCTTACGTACTTATTGCATCGACAAATGATGCAAACACATCCAAACTTGATGCAGTGTCTGATTTAACACGAAGTTGGTCTGTATTTTGCATTACTATTTTTGATCCCCCATCAATCAGTTCTAAAGATCCTCCACTAACGATTGGACAATTTTTTATTAAATGATAATCAACTGAATTTGCGCTATCTCTTACAACCACATCAACGTTTATGGTTGACGTGGTAACGTTTGCACACCTAATAGAAATTATTGCATCATCAGAATCTGCAATTCTCAATGATACAAAGGAAGTGCCTACGTTTCTTTCTCTTGCTCGTTCAAAATCTTGTGCCATAGTTCTCCTTATATATTAATTCAGGCTAAAGTGCAATTGCCATTGCTACAGCGAACCCTGCCGATACCCCTGCTGTTAAAACCTCTCCGTTTGCTGTTACTGTTCCAGGTATTGTTATATTTCCAGAACTATCCCCTGTAATAAATGTTGTAGTTGTTGATCCATCGTTACCAGCAATTATTAATTGTCTATTTCCTGTTGCAGAGGCTGGATCAACTGCTGAACCTATAATTACATTACCTGAACCAGAAGTAATATTATCTCCTGCATTTTCTCCAATACAAAGATTTCTTACACCTGTAATATTTGCTCCAGCGCTTTCTCCAATTGCAATATTATTATTACCTGGATCAGCGCTTCCTAAAGCAGCTGCTCCTATTGCAATACATCCTTGCATATCTGTTGCCCCTACACCAGCACTAGTACCTATAAAAACATTTAATGCACCTGTTGTTACTGCAGATCCAGCATTTGTTCCAAACGCCACGTTACTATCACCAGTGGTGAGAGCATCTAAAGCACCAATACCTACACCAGTATTGTTTTCAGCGGCATTTAAAGTACCTGTAGTATTGTGACCAACTAAAAGTGAACTAGTGAAATTTGTCCCTTGATTTTTACCTAAGATTACATCTTTACCACTGTCTGCTGTGATTGTGCTATTGAAAGCAGCAGCACCTGCTTCACTCATGTCAAGAGTTAACGCTGTGATAACAGATCCACCATCGTTACCTTTAAAGATTAAATCTTTGTCTGATACATCTGTTTCAAGTATTACACTTTGAGATGAATTAGTTATTACGAATAGTTTAGAACCACCAGAGCTGAAGTTTGCAATGTTTGTGCTTGCACTTGTTATATTTGCACTATTTCCAGCAATATTAATTGCACCACCAGAGTTTATGTTTAATACATTTGAACCGTCACCATTAATATTTTCATCTGCGGTTCCAAATTTAATTTTTTTATTTCCTCCTAAAATAATTTCATCGTTGAATGTAGCTGCACCTGCTTCACTCATATCTAAACTTAATGCTGTAATTTGTGAACCACCGTCATTGCCTCTGAACTCAATGTCTTTATCTTGAACAATTGCTCTTAATTGTACTGTGTTTGAAGAGTTTTCAAATTTAGCAATACTTGTGCCACCAATATCTAACTCAAGGGCACCAGAGGCAGAGCCAACCTTTAATTGAATATTACCTGTGCTGTCTACGATTGTTTGAGAACTCGATGCAATAGTTAAATTAGTTCCATCACCTGTAATTGTTTCACCTGAGTCTCCGAACTCAATTGATTTATTAGCACCTAAAATAATTTTATCATTAAATGTAGCAGCACCTGCTTCACTCATGTCAAGAGTTAATGCAGTAATACCTGATCCACCATCATTACCTAAGAATGATAAATCTTTATCTTGTACTTGTGTCTTAATATTAACATTTGAAGAATTATTAAATATTTTTAAAATTTCTGTGGTGTCATCTCTAAACATCCAATCACCACCATCAGCGTTTAAAATAATATCGCCTGCTACATCTAAAGTTAAATCACCTGAAGATAAATCTATTTCTGTGCCATCGATTGTAATATTGTCAGCTTTAAGACCTCCATCAGCTGTTAAGGCACCAGTTACAGTTGCGCCTGCTGATGTTGTTTCAAATTTTTTAGAACTATTGTGATATATGTCCACAGAACCAGAATTAGTTGCTTCTAAATACGACATGCTATCACTTGCTAAAACAATTTTAGTTGATCTTAATCTTAAATCGCCTGTAGAATTATCTCTTATATGAGAGTGATTTCCATCATGGTAAACTTCTAAATCACCTGATGTTCCATTGGTTGCAGCAGCACCAAGTAATATTTTAGCAGTATCGGCACCAGCGTCTTGTGCAATTATTATATTATTATTAAATATTGCACTACCCGCTGCTGACATGTCAAGAGTTAATGCTGTAATAGCAGAACCATTATCTACACCTTGAATTATAAAGTCTTTATCATTTACTTCACTTTTTAAAACAACATCTTGCGATACATTATTAAATGATAAAATTGATGCTCCAGCATCCTTAAAGTAAACATTACCACCGTCAGCGTCTAAACTAATATCGCCTGCAACATCAATAGTTAAATCACCTGAAGATAAGTCTATTTCTGTACCATCGATTGTGATATTATCAGCTTTAAGACCTGCATTTGCTGTTACTGTGCTGTTGAACGTAGCGGCACCTGCCTCGCTCATATCAAGAGTTAATGCTGTTATAGTTGAATTATTATCTTGTCCGTCAAATTTTATATCTTTGTCATTATGTCTACTATGTAAAACAGTATCATTGTTTCCATCAATATTTAAACTTATACCTAATGTTCCTGCTTTGTAAAAATTTAAGATACCAGTAGCAGCATCAATTCTGTTTGTTTCTGCTGAATCTAAATATATTCCACCCGCTGAAGTAATTAATGTACTTTGAGTGCCTGTACCATTAGAAACTAAATCTAAATCATTACTTGAAGTAATTGTTAAATCTGTACCATCACCTGATATGGTTTCTCCTGAATCTCCGAACTCTATTGTTTTGTTTGCAGCTAAGACAACTTTGTCAGCAAATGTTAAGGCACCTGCACTGTCTCCAGATATCCATGTTGTGGTTGTTGATCCATCATGTCCAGATATTTTTAATTGTCTATCTCCTGTTGCGCTATCCGCTAATACTTTACCAATTATTACGTTACCTGAACCAGATGTAATATTTTCTCCTGCTCCAGCGCCAACTCCTGTGTTGTAAGAACCTGTAGCAAGTTGTAAAGCACTTCTACCAAAAGCTGAGTTAAATCCTGTAGAATCAGTAACGACATTTAATGCAAAAGCACCCACACCAGTATTTTTTCCTGAACTTGTTATTCCACTTCCAGCTTCATTACCAACCGCTGTGTTTTGGTCTCCAGAAGTTAAAGCGTCTAAAGCTACAATACCAACTCCTGTATTATCTTCTGCTGAACTTAAAGTTCCTGTTGTTGAATGACCGATTAATATACTGTCTGCAAAATTTGCTCCTTCAAATTTACCTGGTACAAATTTACTTGCGGGTAAAGTACAAAATACAATTTTAGTTCCTGCAGAAAAGTCTACAGCGCTATCGCTATTTGATGATGAAATAATTTCTGTTCTAGCTAACTGACCTGCAGAAACAGTTCCACGACCTACTTCAAACTCAGTGGTTCCAGGTAGTTCTATTGCATAGAAAGTTGTGTTACTATTACCAATAGCCGATGAAAACGTTTCAAAACCTTGAACCGCACCATCTAAAGTAAGAGTGACTGTTCCAGTCGTAACAGAAGTTTCTTTAACTCTATCGTTAAGTACAAGTGCCATTTATTTAATCCTTAAAATTATGCGTCGCCAACTCTAATGATAGCTGCAGAACTAGATGCGGCTGGGAAAACAATTTGAAAATCTCCACTTGTAGAAGTTTTTGTTCCTCCAAAATCTAGAACTAATACCGCTTCATTATTTGAACTACTCTTATAAATCAGAGCTCCAACTGCAGTAATAGATGCTGAAGACCAAGTTGTATCATCAAAGTCAACAAAAGCAACATTACTACTTATAGATACACCAGCATTAGTTAAAGTATTTCCACCTGTTGTATAACCATTACCGTTTGCAACTTGGTTTGTAGTTATATATTGAGTTGTAGAAGTACTAAAAGCAGCTAACGATGTATACAAAGCAATTTTAAAAGTACTTCCACTATTTCCTGAGGTATCGAAACTGAAAGTGCCTTTTAAAAGATCTGTTTTAAAAGAATCAGGTACTATATTAGCCATAAATTATCTCCTTAGTATTTTGATGGTGAATCTGATCTTAAAGGAGTACGAATAACCCCATCTTGCCATTCGTCTCGGCGTCTTCTACCTTGTTGTTCAATAGAATACGATTGTAAAGCTCTTTGATAAGACCCTTCGTAGTATTGTAGCATATCTACAGGTCCTTTCAAGTATCCATATGCTTCTACCAGAGCAGCATATAAAAGTAAATCTTGATATTTATTAGACACATAGGTTCCGGTAGCACTAACACTAGAATCAGTTAAACTTGTTGGTTGTTTAATATAAGCTAAAGTAATTTCATACGTGCTATCAGGAGTAGGAGCTACAACCCAAAAATTAGCATCCCAATTAGCATAATATCTTGGAAGACCTGATTGAGTTGCAGGTGTATTATAGAACTCAGACATAAAAGATGTATCTCTTTTTTCTAAAAATACTTGTTTGTTATTTGAATCTTTTAATTGAATATATCTTATTACTCTTAGATCAGATGGGATGGTAACATATCTATTACCTGTAACTAAATTAGATGTTGCATAAAATCTATTATCATCCGAATCAGAATCTCTGTATATTCTATTTTCTGCGTTTTTAATTATAGTATTTAAGACACCTGAAGAAAATACAGTGCTGTCAACCTCAGTGTAATCTTTAATATCATCTTGTAAGTTTGTTAAAGTATAAGCCATATTATGGTGTTAACGTAACAGGTCCTGCTGTTACTGTCATTCCTCCTGCGTTTTCTGTTACTGTTGGTGTTCCACCTAAAGTAAAAGTATATTTATCTGCATCTACTTTTGTTATAGCATACCCAGATGCACTTTCAAAGACTGTATATGCAACACCTCCGGGACTTCCAATTACATTTCTAAATACAACAGTATCAGATGTGCTTCTGCCATGATTTGGTTCCGTAACAGTCACTGTTGATGATCCTGAGGTTAAACTAAATGGATTTGCTGGTAATAAATTTTGTGTTGCAGGTTCTGTTCTATCAGGTCTTGCATTTTGCAATCCTTGACCATCTGAAGGTGCTGGCTTTGGTTGCAGTTGAGGATGTTTTTCTTCATACTCAGAAACATGAACAAAGGACCCATTCCATTCTCTCACCATTTCATTGTAAGGAAATTCTTGACCTGACCTATCAGAAATTGCTTTAGAAAATTTACCTTTAGCTAAATTGGCCATTACATTCCTTCATAATAAGTTCTAGGAGTTATAAAAGAACTTGTTGAAGAACCATCTTCTTGTAGAGCTCTTTGTAATTCATCTTCGTATAACATTTTTAAAACTTGAACTCTTTCAGGAGCATATTTTACTGCTAAATAATATGAAAGACCTGCAATCATACAAGGAACGAATCTATAAGGCACATCAGCATCATTAGTATAGTCTCCTGCATCTTGAATTCTTTTTGCGTAATAATAATTTATTTTTTTACCGGCCTCATCAGATCCAGGTGTTAGATATAAAGTAATAGTTACTTTATCTATAAATCTTTGCACAAAATATTGTGTTGGCACACCTTTATCTGATTTGTTTGAAAAAGACTGATACTCTGATCTATTTATTTTTGTAAGTGGAAAATCAATATTATCTGAGTTTCTAAAAGATGCCTCTAATACATCTTCAACACCATATACAGCTGTTGCATCAGATGTACCATCAGATGTTGATCTAAACATAGTATAAACAGATTGACCGTTAACTAATGTAATTGAATTATTTAATATTTCCCAATAATGCAAACCTCTGTTTGCCCACTCTTGAAATAAAATATTTAATGATCTTCTTGCACCTTTTAACTGATATCCTGATACACCTTGAATACCAATTCTTTCATAGGACTCTTCAACAATGTCAGCGATAGAAAAACCTTTTTCGAACGTAGCTGTTCCAGAGGTAGTGTTAGCCATTTAACCTCCTATTTATCAATTAATAGTGTTGCACCTACTAAGTTAGCAATTGCAGAAACTTTCATTCCGCCTGGAAATAATATTCCATCTTCAGGGATGTTAAATGAAAAAACATCACCTTCAGGACAATCTCCTTGAAATAAAGTTGTGCTGTCTGTGTTATCTTGTAGAGTAATTGATCCAGCTCCAGATCCATCAGAAGCTAAAATCATTCCTCTTAATCTAGTTCTACCAGCAAAAACTGCACCAGTTCCTGAAACTCTAACTGCTTTTACGTCACCCTTCATAATTTTCTCCGTTAAATTAAGTATGGGCCCGAAGGCCCACACCAAATTAATTATTAACTTACTGCTGCACTAAACGGCGTAGCTAAGTTACCAGTTCCTCCAGATGAGACTGTAACACCCCATCTATTAGCACCAATAGCTTTACAAGTTATAACTGAACCAGCTAATCCACCTGTTGTACTACCATTTAAAGTAATAGTATCAGATGCAGCTGCAGTCATAAAACCCTCAGCGTTATCACTTGTATCTGTATCAACAAGAATTGCATTACCAGTCATTGTATCATTAGCATTTGCAACTTGTAAAACAAAGTCACTAGTTTTAGTTGTTCCAATATAGATTTCAAAAGAAGCACCTAAATTGTTTGCTGAGTTTGGATCATTACCTGGACCCGCGACACCTGAATCAGATGAAGAGTTGATTGCAGGTAAAGTCAAAGTAGCTGCACCAGCAACGTTGTGATATAACATTTTACCAGCGTGTGTATCGACAGTTAAAGAAGTTGCACCTGCTGCGATGCTAACAGAATTTCCTGTTCCAACACTTTGAAAACCATTAAGTGATTTTACTGGTCCTTGAAATGTAGTTTTTGCCATAATTGTATCCTCCTAGTTTTCCGAACATAGTCTCTAGGCCGTCGACTATACGCGTCTATGTTCTAATAATTGTATAGTGATTAGTTTATATACTAGATTTAAATT